CACTATTTTTCTTAAGGTCTAAGAATGATAATATATCAGGATGGTCAACTTGCAGATATATTGCAATTGAGCCAGGACGTTTACCTTCTTGATTGACATATCGTGCGGTATCATTATAAACTTTTAACATAGGAACTATACCGGAGCATACTCCTTTGCTTGCACGAATGTCAGAACCCTTTCCACGGATATTGTGAATGTGTAGCCCAATTCCACCTGCCCATTTAGATATCATTGCACAATCATTCAATGTCTGAAAAATCCCATTTATAGAATCTTCTTGCATTGCAACTAAATAACAAGAGGCTAATTGTGGCCTCACACTGCCGCTATTAAAAAGGGTAGGTGTAGCATGAGTAAACATCTTTTTAGATAAGAGGTCATATGTTTCAAGGATAGAATCGATATCATCACCGTGGATACCAATAGAAACTCTCATAAACATGTCCTGAGGTCTTTCAACGATATAATTATTAACTTTTTGCAAGTAGTTCTTTTCCAAAGTTTTTAAAGCAAAATAGTCAAAAAGGAAATCTCTTTGATAATCTATAGTTTTTAAAAGAGCTATTTTATGTTTTTTAACAACATTGATTGTTTCGTCACTTAAAAAGTTAGATTCCCATAATATATTCATCGTTTCTGCAAAGTTTTTGGTTATGTTTTTTTGTATATCAGAAGCAACTATGTATGCAGCAAGTGTTCCATATTCATAGTGCACAGTAAGAAGTGATATAGATATTTCTGAAGCTAGTTTGTCAAGGTCAGATGTTTTTATTCCATCATGCAAAGCAGCGCATACTTTTTGTGCAACAAGAATAGGTTCAACGACCTTTGCATGCATATCATTGCACAAGCTTTGTAGTCTTTTTGTAATTTTGTTGAAATCAACTTCCTCATGTGAAAAATTTCTTTTTTGAACTCTCATTTTATTAAATAATATAATAATCCTTTAAGTCTTTATAAATCTTCGCGTTTCGGGGCCAAACAGAAACGTATTTCGCCAAGATTTGCAACATTATATTTAAGAATAAGAGGGTAATCTGTTTTTAAATAGAGTTCGATAGTATGACAGAGATTGGTACTTTTAGTGAAGAGATTTATGTATTTGAGGGCATATGAGCCTTTAATAGATACATGGTCTTTCTTGCTAAAATATAAGCCGTGAGTTTGTTCGCCTATAAAAGTGCTTTGTGTAGCAAAGTCCCCTATACAATTAAAACGTAAACCATCAGTATTGCTAATAATTTCAACTGTATCAGATATATTAATCATATCTCTACACATTCGTTGGAAATCGTTAGAAGGCATAGTAACAATACAATTAATATCAACATCAGGGATGACAAGTTGTTCGTCATCAATATCGAGTAATTTAAGATGAAATGTGGTAGAGCTGTTTTTATCGGCATTATCAATTCGTATACCTAACTCATTTGGCCGATCTTCGTCAATAAATAAAGCGATTGTATCATTATTTCCAGAAATTTTAACAAGCTTAAATAAAGAAGACATACAGACACCTATTTTAAGTGATTGTTTGCATTCAAATTTTTCAAACTTTTCTGCTTCCAACTTCATGTGAATAAGGGCTACATGAGAACCGTCCATAGACATAATCTTGATTCCGGTTTCATCTATCAAGATATTCACATCGTTTAAAACATCTTTTAAAACCTCAATAAGGGTTCTAAAAGCACTACTTTGAACTGTTTGAACATCTAAAATAAGCATGATTAATTAATAATAAAAGAAATTCTTTTAAACCCTTTGGAATTTTTAAACGCATGTTTTAGGAATAAATTGCTTAAATGCGTTCTAAATTGGCAGGTATTTCACTATTTCTTTGAGCAATAAGTTGATCGAGGTCACTATTGGATAAACGTTGACTTTCGTTATTATTCTGAGATTGGTTCACATTGTCAGGCATATCAAAGCCGTCAGGTGTTAAAAAGGTAAAAGGTTTATTATTGCTGCTTAAAGAATTTTCATTATCTACAAAAGAGAATTGGTTACCACCAACACCGTATTCGAATGCAGGAACGTTTTGTTGGAGTATAGAATCAACAAGTTCAAAAGCCTTACGTCCTTGGTAAACCTGTTTAGTTTTAGAATTTTGGAGAGAAGGAACGCTACGTATGTGGCTCATGGAATTTCGTGGGATGGTGAGAATGTCAATGACATCAATTATTGACCTAACATGTTCGTTTGAATCAATCTGAGCTTTAAGTTTTCTACAGAACTGGCATTTATTGCTATAAAAAAAACCATATCTTGCATCAGAGCTCATAAGTTAATTTTAGTTATATAATAATATGTACAAACAAAACACATTGCCATCTTCAGAATATCCTTCAGGTGAACCGCCTTATGCGCCTAAAAAGTGGAACGATGTAAATAAGCCACAAGTGAAAGCATCACATAACTGTTATACATACATGTTAAATGATTTACACAAAATTCCAAGAAAGACAGGAAAACCACAGCCTGGTTTTTTTGCATATCGAACAAAAGGAGAAGAGTTTAATAAGATGTTGATTTTAGGAAATAACAGGTTGTCATGCAATCAGGTGAAGTTAGGGGTAAAAGCAGACAACACAAAAGCAATAAAAATAATTTCATGTGAAAAGGGGAGAAGATACAGATGCAAGCCAGGTTATTACAAAGGTTTCTTAATGATGGCACCTGATAGAGACTATCATTTTGCAAGACAGGATAATCGCATGATAGATGTTTATAGAGCTATGAATAAAGATAAAATAATAATTCCAGAAGATGAAAGCAAAGCATATCGTTTATTTCTGCGATATATTCATAAAGTTATACCGGAAATAGTAAAGTTAGCAAGAAAGACGTATCCATATAAAATGTATAAAGGTTCTCCAATAGTGAAATTAAGAACGATATACAAATGTTCGAAAACGTGGTCTCATAAACCCGGAGCAACAAGTACACTGCACACAGATGCGGACGGGAAACTGATACTTAATCCTGAAAAGGCAAATTGGGACTTTTCAAAAACAGGAGGAGGGATTAATTACAGTGTTAATTGTTGCTATTTTGATATCCCGTCAAATTTCACAAAATCTACACATAGTTCAGGTATAGGTAATGTGGTTAATTCGCATTTGGATACAAGAAGAGATTTATCTGTAAATCATGTAGACCACTTTTATGAAAAGCATTTGATATCCATTATATACCCACGGAATGTTATGTGAACACCTTTGTAATATCAGAAAATGATATGTTTGAATTTTTGTATTCACTCTCTGTAAGTCGTGAGTCGTTGAGTAAATCAGCAATCATTTCCCGTTTTCTCTGTTGCAAACTAAGCATGTATTCTTCTACATATATGCCATCTTTAGAACCTATTGTATAGATATTCACGTCAACATCTTTTTGTTGTCCATTTCTGTATGCACGTCCAATAATCTGATGTTGTATAGAAGGATTCCAAGTAGGGCTTGTAATATACACGTGATTAGCTACTTGTAAGTTGTATCCAACACCACCTGTTTGTATTTGAACAACCAAAACTTTGCTGTCTTTCCTGAATTCTTCAACATTTTTGTATCGGGTATCAATGTCCATAGTTCCATTCAAGACATTGTACGAAATTTTCTTATTCTGCAATTCGTTGCAATAACCATCCATCTCTGCTATAAAGTGACAGAATATTAAGCATTTATCATGTTTTGGTGTTTGTAATATTGCCTTGATTATTGTCCGAACTTTTGTGCATCCATATTTCCATGTTCCCATCTTCCAACTTGTATACAAACTTTGAGGGTGACAGCATACTTGTCTTATTCGCAAGAGCAACTCTAAAGCTTCAAATGCATTCTTATTCCCACGTTTTTTCATAGTAAGCATTTTCTTTTTCATTTCATCAAAAACATCTTTGTATAGAGTATTTTCGTGCTCACAATCAAACTCTAATTTGTGAATGTTGGTGTTGCATTTTATATCCAATGGCTTTACATCTTCTTTGGTTCTTCTCAATACAAATTCCTTAGAAACTACATCCTTATAGTTTTGGCAATATTCTTGCTCAATTCCCACCCATTTAAGTATATAGACAAAATCAAACATGTTATTGCATACAGGAGTAGCGGTTAAAGCCCATCTAATATCTGTATTAAGTAGGCAACATGTTTTGTGAATCTTGCTTCTTTTGTTCTTTATACAATGAGCCTCGTCAATGACAATCCTATCCCATTTCATAGCAAGTAGCTCTTCAGGAATCATAGAGCGTGAATTGAATTTTGATTGTGATACAATTAAAATTCTAAATTTGTGTTTCCAATTGTATTCATATGATTCGTCAAATATATCCACTTTAAATATATTATTGTATTTTTCTGATTCTGTTTTCCATTGAGGCTGTAAGCTTTTAGGAACAATTATGAGAGTATTTTCTTTGAGATTTTCTTTCATAGTCTCGAGCATCATAATTGTTTTTCCAAGGCCTACATCATCAGCCAATATTCCACCTTTTATTTCAAAATAATCATTTCCTATGCACGATTTTCTATGCATTTCTCTTTCGACCATCCATTGGACGCCTTCTGTCTGATAATCGTAAAGCATTTTATAAGTTGATTTAACCTATAAAGTACCTGCTCTTTAAGTGAAATGTAGTGAGTAATATACTTTAAAGCAGGGATACAATTATAAATAATACAGAAGAATGTAGAGTGAATAGAAGATAGACATTTAATAGTTTCTATGGAAGCAGGATAAATTCGACCTGGGAAATGGTAACCAAAGTGAAAACCTATAGAATGATCTAAAATCTCTTTAATATTTTCGTCACCGGTACAAATCAAAGTATTTCTTTTAAAATCATAAAACTGTAAGAAATCTTTCAAGCATCCTTGTTCAAGAGTGTCACATTCAAAAACAATATCGGCTTTATATCCAATCAAATCTTCTTTATTAGCAATTTTCCCATGTGCTAACCTGTAATCTATACACACATCAATATTTTTATTGCAAACAATATCAAGACAATATTTGCATGGTGCGCAAAATATTTGCTCAATATTGTTAACATTTGGTTTTTCAATGATTTTTCCACAGCATATTACATACATTAATATAAACGGTCATCTTTTTTGTATTTTTTCTTCGCAATTTTGCAATAACTTGCTATGAAAAAATGTATAAAATCCCCTGTATGACCCCCAACCTATAAATTTTTCTTTGTTTTCTTCTTCTGAAACAACTTCGTCAATCACTTTTTGAACATCACACTTATTTCTTCTATTATTCATACAACCTTTTAATAGAATAAACTTTACATCATCTGTTGTTGGAGAGGTTTCTTCTAACATATTTCTTATATTATATAAAATCTTGCGGTCTTTAAGTGCGTTACTATAAAAATGTTTATTTAAAATATGTACTATTTAATACATAATACTAATAACTGGGGAAAAATTAGTAAAGAAGGAAAATTAAAATGTAGCAGAGAATCTGGACAATTTCCTGGGGTATATTTTTCACTAGTTACCGAAAAAAACATAGATACTCAATTGTTTTTTCCGGGGAAACACATTTTAATATTTTCATTAGAGTTATTGAAACAAAGAAATTATCATGTTAATATTCAGGATATGAATGGAATACTTTCAGAGAAAAACACTATATACCCATGGAATTTGTTAAAACAATTATCCAAGTTGGATAAGTTTAATAGTAATTTAGAAATGCAAGCTAACGAAGTTGTATTTCACGATTCAATAGATTTAAAATATTTGTGCAAAGTTCTTAAAAAACCTATGAACCTTAATATTCAGACTTCAGACGTTTTGCCTCGTGAAGTTATTATTAACAAACATGAGCCAGATATGAAACTATTACCATTTTATTGTTATTGTAATATTTTTAAATATAGTGGTATAAAAAGTAAATATTCAAAACCCTCACGTATTCAGTGGTTTAGAAAAATGGCA